CATCAATCTCGAACAACTCAACCATTGCGCTTGGATCAAGTTTCTGAATCTCGCTTGTGATTGACTCAGGGAAGCTCATGACTCAAACACTTCCTCAAAGGTTGCTGAAATGTCGTTGATGCCGTTAGATGATATTGACCGACTCCAAGACCGGCAAATCCATTTTCCTGCATCGCCCGATGGCGGAGTCCAATCAAAGTTTTCAACACCTTCGCGAGCCTCAAAGAATGAAATGATTGCATCTGCATCAGTGTCATCTCGACCGCGAAAGTCAAGATTCCATACCCTACGATCCGTGTTGATCCCGAATGAAGCACGTTGCTCGTAGCCATCGCCAAACTTGATGGATCGAACTCTAGGTGATTGATTGACTGTGCCGCCATAAGAAGCCGCATATGTGAATGTTGCCATTTTATGCTCCTGCCATCAGTAGACCACCTGGTCGCTTCTGACGTACCAGTTCAGCCTTGACTGCGTTACCAATCATAACGCCCAGTTGGCTCGCGTCATCTGCTGATGTTTGACCGCTCTCCATATTGACGTTCACTGTTACGTTATTGCCACCGCCAACGCTTTGTCCTTTGCTGTGATCCACAACCGTCTCGTTAGGATGCAATACAGCAGGAAAGCCACCCTTCCCGTCTACACCGCCAGATCGTGCGCCCATGCCTGTATAGCCACCACCGGCAAAACTAGGCAATGCAATGTTTGAAGCAATGTTGGCGACTTGCTTGCGAATCTGAATTTTAATGATGTCATTGATGATCGACAAAGCCATGTCACGAAATGCATCCTTGGCTGATTTAGCACCTGTGACGATTCCATGTAATGCATTAGTCACTGTATCGATTGACCGATTCTTGAACTGCTCAGTCGCGTCACTGGCTTGCTTGATCGGATTAACCAAGTCCTGATATCGCTTAGTCACATTTTTCAACTGCTCATTGTATTCCTGAGTAGTCAGTAACCCATTGGCTTCCATTGACTGCAATTTCTGACGCTCTGCCTGCAATGCCTTCATTGGATCGAGTTGCATCTTGATTGCTTCGGCTTGACTACGCAGTGCTTGTAATGGGTCTTTCTTTGGATCACCAAACTCTTGCACTTCTGGTGGTGCAGGCATATTGGCCGTCTCGATTTCCCGCAACGACCTGACCGTCCTAAGTTCAGACTGCAAATCTTTGAGCCTGCGAATCTCGATCAGCCTCTTTGCATTAAGAGTTTCTAGTTCAGCCTCTGCGCTCTTAATTGCATTGACTTCACCTAGAATGTTGGCCTTGCCAGTAGCAATCTCTGCGTTGGCATCCTTAATGATTCTTAACTGTTCTTCGCGCGCAAACTTATTTGTGGTCAATACAGCGTTTTGCTTATCGATTTGATCCGTAAGTGTGCTTGTGGCAAAGGCCAATTCTTTAGGCGTGAAGTCTTTATAGTCGCCGACTAGCTTTTTGACCTCATCACTCAGCTCAGACATTGACTGCTTGGTGTCATCAAGTGATGGAATCAGGACGGTCGCAAGAGATGCAGCAATACCAACTACTGCACCAAGGAGAGGAACACCTAAGACAAATCCTAAGTCAGCACCTTGTTGGGACAAGGCAATCATGGGGTTTACGCCACCCTGAACCTGACCTACGAATTGCTGCATCTGGATACCGGCCATGCCTGCACCACGACCAACACCACCAAGGCTTCCACCTAGGTTTCTTGTTTGATCTCTGGTAACTCGTGCAGATTTGCCGACTTGATCAATGTCTCGACGAACTGTTCGTAAGTCATCAGAGGCTTCGTTCTGGGCTTGTAGTCGAATATTGATGTCTTCAGTCGCCATCACTCTGCCTCATGTTTAAGTACGCGATCCATCCATTAAACTCTTCATATGTCATTTGCTCTACATCAACCACTTTCATATGCAGTGCTTCGGCTATGACATACTTAGCCTTCAACTCAGGATCGTCAGTTAGTTTCCCGACATGTCCTCAACTGAAGGACTTGCAGCGATTTCTGCGGCGATTCTAGCAACAACACTTGGATCAACTTTGTTCATCAGTGTTGGCTTATCGCTTAGGTCAAACACCTTGTCGCCACTTTCGTCTTCGCATTTCATAATCATCATGCGAACAATAAACTCAAGATCGTCCTCACCGGCAAACTTTGCCAACTTCTTTCGGTCTGCAAGTGTAAATGGCTGACTATATAAGATAGTCGGATTGCCACTTTCATCTTTCCACTCTGGCACTTCGATACGCTTTACTTCTTGCTGCTCAAAGTGCGCCTTGGCTCGATCTAGTACGCTCATGTTGTCTCTCCGTTAAAACTCCGTGGTAAGTGTCATCGGCAGACAGGCCACGGAACTCCTGCTTTTCGGGTGCTACCCTAGCCGACAACCAGGTTAGGCTACTGTGTCAAATGTAACAGCACCGTTTGCTGAGAATGAGAATGTACGCTCAACCATACCGTCAAACGATGCAGATGCGCCTTCCTCAGTGATAATTACAGATGCTGTGTAGTAGTGATCACCTGAAGTGTCACCTTCTGGATACAAGTTTAGAGTTACCTCTGCGCCTGCTGTCATTGCATTCTGACCAGTTGTGTCAGTCTCATCCCAGTAGCATGAGATTGAACCTGATGCAGATGTCAGTGATGGCTTATATGTACGCGCACTATCACCCATTGTTGTGTCTTCAACAGTATCGCTAGTGATGGTGATAGACCAATCACGAACTTCTGCCACCGTGTTAGAGCCGACTTTTACGACTCCTTCAGAACCCTTGTGTGTTGCCATTTCAATTTCCTCGCAAGGTTAAGGTTTGCCGTTAGGCTCTAAGTTCAGGTATTACCCCTGACGAAATTATACATGACTTGGACTGTCACGATAATTCCACCGATAGGAGCGATTGCCCCCTCATCAGTCTCAATAGAAACGACCTGAGTATCTAGGGCAACACCGTTTCGTGTGCGGTCTGCATCCAGTGCTTCCTCAATCGTTTCTAATAAATTGTTGCGTGCCGTATCAATAGTTGATGATTTCACATACCCAACTACTTCGTAAGTAATCGTGCCTTCGCGTGTAATCTGATCATCACCAATCGTAATGTCTGACCTAGACTCTGTTCCACTTTGAACAAGGATTGCGGGAAATTGAGCGTTAGATAGCTCAGTGAACTCAAATGGCTCGCGTGTAACGTACTTTGGCGTAACAGGTGTGGTCGCTGCTTGGAGCGTTGTCACAATGTCAGATGCGATTGATTCACGGATGCTCATTTCAATAACGCCTTACGGAAAAACTTGGTCAGTGATCTTTTCTCTGACGCATTGAAGCCAAAGAACTTACGCTTGCGGCTGTTCCACATTGCTTTGCGTGCTTCTGTGGCCCGCGTAAAATATATCTCTCTAACGCCTTGAGTAACTCTGCGCTGTGCAATCGAGCCAAGCATCTCTCCACGCAAGTTCAGGTTCACGATGCCGGATGGATCGCCACCAAATGCTCTCTGCACTTTACCAGTAGGCCAACCCTCTGCTTTACGCTTTGCATACTGCGGAGTGTATCTTGCGAACTTGCCAAGGTAACCACGGCCTTCTGCTGTTCGATCCTGAATGATTTGGATGCCTGCTAGTGCTGTTTTCTGCAAAGCCATGTCAATCTCCGCAGGGAGTGCTTTGATTGTTTTATCTAGCATTGCTGTGACGCGAGTAGCATCCACGGTGACGTTCATCGAGTCAGCCGCCCTGCAACGTACAGGTCTTTTTCGTCGTCTTGGATCGTACCGTCTTCGTCGAAGTCATACTCAACGCCATCGTTAAATACGGCTTCCATCTCTTGTGAGAACAAGTCACGGTAAAAGTCGATCATCTCGCGGAATCTGTCGCCATCAACCCAGTTGGTCAACTGAGGAAGCGCATACTTCCATAAGACAAGATATGCATTGGCGCGAGTGAACTGGCTATCCGTTAGGAGTGACTCATCTAGCTCACCCTTGCGACCAGTGCGAGGCCACCACTTGCGACGAATCTCACGGAGTATGTCTGCCTCTGCCTTAGCGTGCTCATCTGCGAACGATGAAATGCCAAGTGACAAGATGTCAGGAACAATCGCTGTCAGGTCTGAGTCAGTTGAAAACGCCATTACCACTTCACCTTAGCCGCCCAGTAAACGGCATCTAATCTGTCTGCGCCTCTCAGGTTATTCGCATGACGCTTATACCAGTTGCGGCGTGTTTCCTTTGCCTTCTGACTCTCACCCTTTCTAGGTGGGAATGTCTTAGCACCTTGTGCGCCAAAACGAATAAGACGAACCGTGTCGCCTTTCTTTGCTAATACTGCATGGCTTTTTGTTGGGTGCTTCGGTGTACGCTTAGGCTTGTTGTAGCCTGAGAACCGCTGACCTCGATAGGTAATTGCCATGAAACCTCCTAGTAAGAAAACCGCCCCGAAGGGCGGCCTCTGTCAGACTTTACAGTCCTGCGTCGAAGTACATCTCAACACCGTAAGCATCGTCTAACTCACCTACGCCATA